TAAAATCTAGTATTTTTTTCATCGCCCTTGACCTCTATACATTTTCCTGTAATTCTTTGACCCTTTTACTTTACTTGTTTTTGTCTTTGAGTGTACGCCTTTGCGATTTATCTTTTGCTTTACGATTTTTGCTACTTCCTTTACTCTAGACATACAACCAAATTACGTTTTGCACTTTTTCTGTATCTATATCTACGTGAATAAACGTGTCTGCTATGCCTATGCGCTTAAATCCAACGTCTTGTAAGCACCATAACAACTCGTGCCTGTCAATACTATTGTTACAATGTAAATCGACCGCTAAACCCCTTAAATGGCTTGACTTGCTAGTCGAACCTATACTTTGATTGTGTTGAGGAGTCCTGTAACCAGAGTTTACTCGTATGGGTTTTCCATATTTGTCTCTTGCTAAATCTAACATTTCTAACAACCTTTTATCCATTAACTGTCCGCTACCTTGTACGTCTGGACTATCAAACTCGTGATAATTAAAGTACTTTAACATAAACCACAATTGACACAAAAATCACATTCCATTATTTTTTCTTTTATTCATTAACCACCACTTGTGTATAGTGTAACCAATGGTAACTGCAAGAACCATTACTTTTAAAATTGCTTCTATTTCCGTTAGCGATAACGCAAACGCTCCTATATTCATTCCGTATATTTTCAAATCAGTTAAATTCATTAGAATGGTGGTCTTAATGTCTTGCTGTTATTAGCACGAACTTTTAACAATTTACTATCAACAAAAGTTTTCAACGCTTTAACATCTACACTATTTTCTAACCACCCAACAACTTGCTCTTGTGTTAAATTTTCGTATTCTGTAAAGTTCTCTAGGTCTGGACTTCCTACTAAAGCAGAGTCTTGAACAAAGGTCTTAAACTCTCCATCTGTTACTCTATACAAGTATTGTATTTGATAAACTACGTTAACTAAATCGCCCTCGTTTCTTTTAACTTTTATTGCTTGTATTTCCCAAGTGTATGTGTTCATATTAGTATGTATTTAATTGTGCTCGTTTCCATTCGCTAGATGATGTTCTTACGTATATATAATTGGCGTCTATTCTTATTTCGCCTACTTCCCCATCGTCATCTGATGCAGTAGTAGTTAATTGACCTATACCAAATCTGCCTGTATTTAAACTTAATGTTTCACAACCTAATCCGTCATCTCCAAACTGGTCAACCTTTGTTTGTAAAAATGTTGTGCCACCCTCTTTTAACAAAAAAGTTTCGTCTTCGTTACTGCTTATAGTAACACCTTCTTCGCCACCTAATGTCAATAAACTTTGTGCCTGTACTGTAAAATTTGCAGTACTACTAAAATTGTAATCTACATTTCCGTCATCGTCTGGCAAAATTGAAAACAAAGTTTGGTTGTTAGATTTGAATAAAAAACCTCCTCCGTCTCCTGCGGTTGCTTTTGATTGTATAGTTAAAATACGTGGGTCGTTATCGTAATCGCCTACGTCAAACTTAATTGCACCACCATTATTAAAAGTATCGTCAGCAGGTTTTTCTCCTACAAATAAATCGCCACCAAAAGGGTTAATCTTAATGTCGTTAGCAACTGTCCCACCTGTGTTAGACGCTTGTAAAATAATTCCTGTACCATTGTCACGATTAACTGTAAATTTTGTATCTGTACTTGAATGAGGTTTTACCGATAAAGCGTTGTCTTCATCAACATTACTTAATTCAATTTTTGCTCCTGTATCGCCAACTATCTGCACAAAGTCATCTGGACTATTTGTTCCAAAACCAACGTGATTGTCAACGTAATCTACAAAAAAATTGCTGCCAAAATTTAAACTGTTTTCTGGCTGCATAGAAATTGTGTCGAAAGCAGTAACAAAAAAACTTCCGTTTGAAGTACTTGAAACAATACTAACATCGCCCTCGTTTACATTTAACTTAATATCCTCTGTTGTACCTGCTTCTACGTGAAGTTTTGCAGTAGGATTTTCTATGCCAATACCTACCCTTTGATTTTCGTCTACTCTAAAACCCTCAACGTCATTAGTAACAAAACGTATTTGACCATTTGTATTATCTGTTCCGTTAACACGAAAGACCATAAATTGGTTAGTCGAGCCGTTGTTTTCAAACGATGCTGTTTGTGTACCTGTGGTGTGTCTAAAATTTATTTGCGTTCCAAAATCTCCCGCTTCTTTTATTCTGACACTTCCGTTTTCAGTTTGAACGTCTAATACTTCGGCAGGATCACTTGTGTTAACACCCAACTTTCCTGTTGTGTTAATATCTGTGTTTGTAACTGTTAACTCGCCTGTTATAGCAACGCCATTGTCAACACGACCCATAGAAACTGCACTATCAAATCCAAGTCCGTCCTCTAAAAGTACCTGCCCAGAGGATGGTATTTTTTCTTGGTTTGACGTTTTTATAAGTCCGTCATAAGTGTCTTTAATTTTTTTCCCTGTAAGTGTACTCATACTTTTGTTTCTTTAAAAATTTAAGCAACAATGCAACATTTTTTTTTATTGGTTTTCTTTTTCGTTTTACAATACCCATCCTGTAAAATTAGCGTCAGTATCTGGAAACATATCGTCTTGCTTATTGTCATTGTACTCTGGATACTTCGACTGATTGAACAAAATATAATCTACCATTCGCCTAGTATAAAATTGTGCAAATCCTCGATGCTTGTCTATTAAATAATCTACTTCTGATTTTTGGACACTTTCTGCGTTTTCTGGAAGGTATTTAACTATACCTCCTTCGTTTACTTGATAAGCGGCAAAAGGCAAATAGTCTACCATTGCAAAATGTATTAACATCGGTTTAATAAAGTCCTCAACTAATGTTTCATAATCCCCTGCTAGTGTTCCACCTGTTATATCGCTACTTATTTTATCATATAAACTACTTCCTAAGTAATTTTGTATGTGAATTTCTTGTGCTATTTTAATAAATTGAATGAACTTATTTGTATCAACTGCTCCGTTAATGATGCTGTTTTTTACTAAATCTGTTCTCGTTATGAATAATGCTGTTGCCATATCTTATCCTTTGTAGTTTGGGTGGTGACCATTGTCTTTCATATCCTTTGGTGCAACAGGTGCTAACTTTCTTCCTGTGGGAGTCGGCTTGTAGGTTTTTGGGATATTGCTTACCTCGTCATAACTACTTATCCTATCAGACTTTTTGTAGTCTGTACCATTGGTTTTTTTCTTTAGTCTATACAACACTTCTCCCCAATAGTGTCCGCAATTCACTCCGCCTTTGTATTTAAACAAATCGTATGACTCGCCATTGTGACCAAACTTGCGGTTTACACCTTCTCTACTTGCCTTATCTATATCTTCTAGTCTATACACAACGCCCTGCGCTGTTCTTAACATCATACTTGAACAAAAATCTCGTGACTTGCCACTACTATATCGCTCTAGGTACTCGTATCTTACTTTGTACAATGATTTGTCTAGGTAACTAAATCCAGAAGGTTTGCTAGAAACGTAATTAGCCAACTTTTGAGCAAGGTTTTGTTTTGGCTTGATTAGTTTGTTTGCCCAATCCTCAATCGACTCGTTATCCTCGCTGTAATCCCTTTTATCAACTACTTCCCACTCGTCATCAATAATATCATCTTTCAAGTATCTTAACAACGACTCTCCTTCTTCTATTGTTATATTGTGTGTTGAGCAAGGCATATAGTACACTACACCATCTAACTCGTGTTCGTGATAACCTTCACAACCCATTTCTTTGGCTACCGCTATGGCTTCTTCTTTAGTTTCGTATGCTGTCCTTCCATCTATTTCTTTTGACAACTTTACTCCTGTTTCTTCCTCAACTTGTTCCTTTGTCATCGCATTTTCTAGGTCAACAAACTCTAGCGGTTGCAAGGTCTTAAAATACAAGTTTAAACTAATATCATTAAACGCAAGTATCTTATCAAATGCGTCTATCAATAAATTTTGGAATGGTCTGATTACTATGTTATCCATTAAGGTACTTGCAGTCATTAACTCGTCTGCATTATTTCCTAATCCTGTTTGGTCTTTAATACCTAACAACATTGGAGACACGACCCTGTGAGACACCATAATTTTTCGCATACTTTCGTCTGACAAGAACTGGTACTGATTATGAGCGTCTGACAATTGTACTGGCTCTATTGTTGAACCACTTTCGCTGTTTTCGTTAAAACTTAGTATAAACTTACCTGCGTTGCTACTACCACTAAACTTTTGATGGATGCGACTCTCTATCATTTCTCGCTCCTCCTCGTTTGGCACACCATTGTTAAAATT